TAACTACTTGCTACAAGCCATAAATGTAATTCAAATATGAAACAACTAACTAAAAGTAAAACAATTAGATTTTCAGAAGTGCAAATGAATAGTTTATCTATATTAGAAAATTACGGTGTAAACGTGAATCATTTTATTCGTTTGGCAGTAAAAGAAAAATTACAAAAAGACTGGAAAACAATTAAAGAAAAAAAAGAAAAAATAATTTGTCCGTTTTAAAAATAAATTATTATATTTGTCCACGCTTAGGATTTGAGGGAATCCACCAAATAAGCATAACTATTAAAATTGCCTTTATAAGCTAGTCCCTCCTAGTTTTTAAAGGCTTTTTTTATTATGAAATATTACAAAAAAGACCAGTGTTATTACAAGGTAATTGACCAGCGTTCGGTTGTAGTTTATGACTTTGAACTATTACCAACCATTAGCGTAACTTCAAAAATTTATTTAGATGATTCAATCAAAATAAGTTCAGGCGAATTTTACGATGCATTTCAAAAAGTTACTAACCATTTAAAACAACTATGCTATGAAAATTAATAAGGAATATATTAGCGGCATATTAGATGCAACTTACGAAATGTATGAGATTGAAAACGGTAGGATTGAAGCCGATAAAGAATTGACATTTACGTTAATTGAAAAATCTAATTACATTCAAATAAAATTTACTTGTAAAATTGAGTTAAGCAGTAAATGGAATATTGATAACACGTATCATGAAAATAGTATTAACATTTACGAAGCCGATACAATCAGCGGTTTTATTTGTGACATACAAAGCGAGTTAGCAGAAATTCATTCAAAAACAATTAATTATTTATAACATGGAAAAATTAAATTTATATCAAAAATTACTACATATCCAAACTAAGATAAACGGATTAGGTAAAGACAAAAGTACATATCAATATAAATATGTAACTGGCGACAAAGTATTAGGCGAAATAAAGCCTTTAATGAATCAGTTAGGTTTGATTTTAAAACAGGAAGTTGTTAGTATTGAAAATACAAGACAAGACTATTTAACTGCAAAAGGAAGTAAGTCCGAGATACTATCAAAAGTTATGATGCAATTTACTTGGATTGATTGTGCGACTGGTGACAAAGATGTTAACTCATTTGGTGCTAATGGCCAGAACGATTGGGAAAAAGGTTTAGGAAGTGCTTTAACGTATGCTGAACGCTATTTTTTATTAAAGTATTTTCACATTGCAACCGATGAAGACGATATTGATAATGACAAAAGAAAAACGACTGCACCGATTAACTTAAACGAACAAGTTGAAAGTGCAAAGGCTAAAATAATTACTGCAACTTCATTAGCAGATTTACAAACTAAATACAAAGCATTAACACCGATTGAGCAAAGATTTAATGAGGTTGTTGAATTAGCAAATAAATTAAAATTAACTTTAAAATAATGGAAAACTTAATAGAAAAAATAGAGCAATATGAGATTGACAATAATAAAAAGTGGATTGAATTAATGAAACTAGATATTGAAGCCATGCATTTACCTATGGCTCAGTTAATCGGTGCTATGACATCACAATTAGAAATCATTAAAAACGAACTTAAAACTAAATAGCTATGCATTACCTATTAAAAATAATACACGATCTAAATTTAGACGGAACCTATTACACTCCTGAAAATGTAATAGCAGAAATAAACAAAGTAATAATCGGAAACCCACCATTTAAAACTAAATAGCCATGAATATTTTTTTAATCCAAAACGAATACCAATTATTAATAAATCAAATAATTGAATTAGACGGAGAAATCACTCCCGAAATTGAAACAGCTTTACAAATCAATAAAGAGCAGCTACAAAGCAAAGCGGTCGACTATTCATACGTTATAAAACAACTAGATAGCGACTGTGAGCAAATTGATGCTGAATTAAAAAGGTTGCAACAACTTAAGAAAGTACGTACTAACTTAGCGGAACGATTAAAAGATACAATTAGCAACGCTATGAATTTGTACGAAGTTGAAAAAATAGAAACTCCATTAATTAAGCTATCATTTAGGAATAGTGAAAGCGTTGAAATAACAAATGAAAGCCAGTTAGATGCTTGTTTTATAGTTACCAAGACAGTAACAAGTCCTGATAAAAAAGCTATTAAGGATGCTATTAAAAGCGGTGTTTTAGTAACAGGGGCGACAATTAGTTATAATAAAAATTTACAAATTCGTTAATATGCTAAACATAACAAACGAAGATAATATGCAATTAATGGCTAGGTATGAAGATAAACACTTCGACCTAGCTATTGTTGACCCGCCTTATGGGATTGATAGTAAAATTAGTACTGTTAGTAGTTTAAATAAAGGCAATAAATTTGCACAATTATATAATGAAAAAAGATGGGATAAATTTAGACCTGAAAATAATTATTGGAGTGAATTATTAAGAGTTTCTAAAAATCAAATTGTTTGTGGTGGCAATTATTTTGCTGAAAAATTGCCAGTAAGTAGAGGTTGGATAGTTTGGGACAAACAAGGAGAAGGAATGAGTAGTGTTAATAATGAATTAATATGGACTTCTTTTGATGTAAGTATTAAAACTTTTTCAAGGTGTCACGGATTAGATAAAGGATTTATGGCAAAAGGAATAGATAAAGTTTTTCACCCAACTCAAAAACCAACTAAATTATACAAATGGCTACTTGACAAATACGCAAAACCAAACGATAAAATACTTGACACCCATTTAGGTAGTGGCTCAATAGCAATAGCGTGCCACGATTATAATTTTGACTTGACGGCCTGTGAACTTGACCGAGATTATTACGACAAAGCAATGCAAAGAATAAACAATCATATTAACCAAACTAAACTATTTTAATTATGGAAGAATTAGAGATATTAGAAAAAACAATTATGTCAATAGAAGAAGATATTGAGCAGTTAAATTTTAAAATTAAATACCAAAACGAACGTTTGGAAAATTTAAAGCATCAAAAGAAATCATTGTTAAATTATTTGAATGAAAATGATTAAACGCTGTTTTAGTTGCAACCGATTAAAACCTTTAGTTTGGTTTAAAATTAACCCCCGAAAGTATCAATTAAAGAGTGATAAAGGTAGGGCGGTTAATTGTCGGTTGTGTAACGTTAAAAGGTTAATAAGACAAAAGGGCGAAGTTATAAAACACAATCCTTTAACCAATAAATATGATACAGTTAAAATCAATATTAATTTACTAAATTTACTAAAAAATTATTTTAAATGACTCCAAAAGAGAAAGCCACACAACTATTTAATAAATATTATGTATCTATTTTAGAGATTAATCATGATTTAAGCGAAGAGGTTATAATATCTATTTTAGCAAAGAAACACTCTTTAATAGCAGTTACCGAGATAATTAATAGTAACCCACACTCTAATCCTTTTAATACCGATATACATTCAACTATGCAATATTGGATTGAAGTCAAAAACGAAATCGAGAAATTATGAATCAAGACGAAAAACAAATTATTAGAGAGCTGGCATACAAAATAGTATTACCAACTGCTATTATATCACTGGCATGTTTAGCCTTATTAATAACTTGCAAAAATAAACCGAAGCCGAAGCCATTACCGCCTAGCGTACTAGATAAAAAAATTGATAGTATTAAAATAAACATCAATAAGGATAGCCTTATAATTGACTCTTTAATGAAGCTGAAGCCTAAAATTGTAACAAGGTATAAAACTAAATACGATACTATTTACCAAACTGCTCCCGACACTTGCATCTATTATTTGGAGGAATTGAATCATGAGTGTATGGTTTTGGATAGTTTCAACAACGGCATTATAACACGTCAAGAAACGCAATTAATAAGTTATAGCGAATTAACAGGGATAATGCAAGAGAGGGCAAATATGCAAGATTTAAGGCATATTGAGGATAGTTTGGCAATCGGTACTTTGCAAAGAAAATTAAAACGTACTAGAAAAATAGCGGTTGCTGGTTTGTTTGGGGGATTGATAATTGGGGGGTTGATAAAATGAAATTACATATTAAAGCATTATCGGTAAATGAAGCCTACAAAGGAAGACGTTTTAGAACTAAAAAATATGATGACTATATTAAAAAAATGCTTGTTTTATTGCCTGAAATTGATATGATACCAGAAAACAATATACGTTTAAAAATTGAGTTTGGTTTTAGTTCTGCAGCTAGTGATATTGACAATGGTTTAAAGTGCTTTATTGATTGTTTACAAAAGAAATATGATTTTAACGATAAAAATATTACTGAGTTATTTGTTAGGAAAACCAAAGTAACCAAAGGTTTTGAGTATATTATTTTTAATTTTTATTAAAATAAATTTTTTTATTCGGAATTAATATATTATATTTGTAAACAGTTCTTTTTAAAAGTTAGTATCTTAATCGCACTAAGATAGTTTATATAACACACAAACGCCCTCAAGGGGTTAGATGCCAATGTAAAAGTTGGGTGCGACATTTAACAACTTGAGGGTTTTTTTATTATGAAAAATTTAAATGAAGCTCTAAACGAGTTTAAAAAAACAAATTCAATTTTAAAACCGAGGTTATGCCTAAACGAAAATACAGGAATGTATTTAGTTACTTTAGGATTTAGTAAGCAATATTGCACATCAAAAAATTTAAAAGTTATATTGTAATGGCAAAATTAGGTTATACTTGGTATCCAAAAGACTGGGGCAATTCTGAGAGTGTTTTTGAATTATCTTTAAGTGAACGTGGTTTATATCGTGAATTTATAGATTTAGCTATGCTTAATGATAATGCTACTGAAATCAAAAAAGATGTTTGGAGCCGTAAATTTTGTGTATCAATTGAAGATTTAGATACTATTTTAACTAAATTAAGATGCTTAAATTTGATAGAATTTATAGATAATATTTTATTTATTCCAAGTTGCGAAAGCCGTTTAAAATTAGTACGTGGAGGTAGTAATGGAGGTAAAAAAAGTAAGCCTAACAGTAAGCCTAACAGTAAGCCTAATAGTAAGCCTATATCAAAGCATATCGAAAGCCTTAACGAAAAAAATCAAAAGCCTATAGCGAAGCAAAGAGAAATAGAAAGAGAAATAGAAACTAAAATAGAAATAAATAATATTGATTATTTTTTTAATGATTTTGAAAATGGAATTGAAATAACTGAAATAGCTAGATTAAATAATTTAACAACTGATTTTATTAAAATTAAATTATTAGAATTTAGAAATAAAGCTGAACTTGAATATCCAAATTATAGTAAATTTGTTTCCCACTTTAAAAATTGGTTAAATAAAAATAAATTAAATTTAGATAAAAAGGAATATAATTTCATAACTCCAAACGGTCATAGTAAAAAGTTACTTACCGAATCTGAATATTTAGAACTTAAAAAAAATAGTTATTACACTGAAGTATAATTAAAATGGCAGATTTAAAAGTAATTAACCTAGCGGATAAAAAAGAGTACATTATCGATGTTCAAAAGAACGGAGAAAATAAAATGGTTTGCCCTGAATGTTCAGCATCACGACATAAAAAAACGGATAAATGTTTTTCTTTTAACTTAAACAAAGGTGCTGGCAGATGCAACCATTGCCAAATTGTTTTAATTGAAAATAAACCATTTGAACCTAAAAATGTTAAAATTGATTATAAGCGTCCTAAAATAGTTTATGTAAGCAATTATACTGAAAATTGTTTAAAGTTCTTTAAAAGCCGTTTAATTAGCGAAAAAACGTTATTAGAGTTAAAAGTTAGCGAAGGTATTGAATGGATGCCAAAAGCAAAAAAAGAAATACCAACTATTCAATTTAACTATTTTCGAAATGGTGAACTCATAAATGTTAAAAGTAGAGGTAAGGATAAAGACTTTAAACTTTATAAAGATGCTGAATTAATCTTTTATAACCTAGATGCAACTATTGACAATGAAACTATAATAATTGTAGAGGGTGAAATGGATTGCCTAGCTTTATACGAATGTGGTTTTAAAAATGTAATATCAGTTCCAAACGGTGCTGGTTTAGGTAAAATCAATTTTGAATATTTAGATAATTGTATTGAATCATTTGCAGAAAGTACAAAGTTTATTTTAGCTTTAGATAACGATGCAGCGGGTTTAAACTTACAAAACGAACTCGGTAGACGTTTAGGCTTTGAAAATTGTAGTAAGGTTTTATTTAAGGACTGTAAAGATGCTAACGACTGTTTAATTAAATACGGAATGAAAATAACTATTGACTGTATTAATGAAGCTAAGGAGTTTCCGATAACAGGTGTATTTACTGCAAATGATATTGAGCGAGATATTTTAGATTTTTATAATAATGGTTTGCCAGTTGGTGCTGGTATAGGTATGGCTGAGATGGATATGCATTTAAAATTCCAACAAGGTTATTTAACAACTATAACAGGAATACCTGGACACGGAAAGTCAGAATTTTTAGATTTTTTATTATGCCGTTTAAATATTTCACATGGTTGGAAAACAGCACTTTACAGTCCTGAAAACCACCCTTTGGAATTACATTTTAGTAAGTTTGCTGAAAAAATAATAGGTAAACCATTTGAAGGTATAAACAGGTTAAGTCCTTTGGATTTACAAAAAATGATTAGTTACCATGCAGGTAATTTCTTTTTTATCAATCCTGAAAGTGACTTTAAACTTGAAACAATTTTAGATGCTGTTAGGCAATTAGTTAGAAAAAAGGGAGTTAATGCTTTTGTTATTGATGCGTGGAATAAACTAGATCATCAATACACTAATAACGAAACTAAATATATTTCAGAGCAGTTAGATAAAATAACACGCTTTTGTGAATTAAATAAAGTTCACTGTTTTTTAGTGGCTCACCCTACTAAGATACAAAAAAGTAAAGAAGACCACGATTTATATGAAGTCCCAAATTTATATAATATTTCAGGCTCAGCTAACTTTTATAATAAAACAGCAAACGGAATAACAGTTTACCGTAATTATAAAACTTTAATGACTGAAATTTATATCCAAAAGGTTAAGTTTAAACATTGGGGACAAACAGGATGCGTTCAACTAAGTTGGGATAAATCAAACGGACGTTACTACAAAGGAAACCCAAACTATGATAATTGGTTATTTACAACGCAACCAAAACCAATAGAAAATAATACTAATTTTTTAAATGATATAACAATTAATAACGAAAATAACCCATTTTAACCATGACAAACATAGAACAAACACAAAGAGCCTTAATCGTATTTTGCGCCTTAGCACGAACTAATAACGAACAATATTGCCACTTTTTAGGTATGTTTAAGCATTTAGAAAAACAAAAGTTCAATGATTTAATCAGAGCGTCTGAGTCATTTGTTAAAACAATTAATAGCAATTTAGATGCGGAAAGTTTAAAAGCGGTGGATGATATGGAAAACTATTTGCACCAAATGATTTTTGATTTGATTGAAGGTAAGGAATTTACTATATTTGACAAATCAATAAAGAGCAACTCATAATCATAGCAGCTAATAGTAAAATGCTTAATGGCTTAAGTACTAAACTTTGCAACTACCGAGATATTAAAAACGACTTATTTCAAGAATTTTTACTATACCTTTGTGAGAAACCTGAAGACTTTTTGATTGACAAAGTTAATAGAGGGCAGTTTATTAGCTATTGCTCAAATGTATTAAAAGGTATTAATTCGGATAGGCATAGGGCTAATAAATTAGTTAACACAAAGAATCCTTTAGTTGAACGACACAACGATTATGAAATTAATTTTGATTTGATTGAAGAAAGTTATAACTTTGAAATTGATATGAAATTTGAAAAAACAGTTAAATTTGTAAGGGAGCAGCCGTTTAAAGCTGAAGTACTATTCAAATCGGTTGTTACTTCAACCAGGGAGATTGCAAATGAAATGGGTATTAAGGAACGAAAACTGATATACGAGAACAATAAATTTAAAAACGAAATAAAAAATAAATTAAAATGAACGAAATACTAATTAAACAAAAAGATTTTATCTATGCAGTTGCTCATGACTTAATCAGACCTGACAGTTCAAACGACAACGTTAAAGAAATATTAGCAGCCTATCATGGTATTGATGCAACGGTTGAAACGCTTGTCGAGTGCTCTACATGTGTAAACATTTACAAAGATGCTTTTAGCGTAATACTAGCGTATATTAATAAACCGATTGAAGACAAACCTAAAAGTAAAAAGTAATGCCATTTAAAGCGAAATATACATTTGATTATGAATCTGAGCCAACTCCAAAGGAACGCTTAAGGGTAGGTAAGGAATGCGAAAAGAATTTAAAGCTAAATGTAAAGAAGTATAAACCGATTTGTCGAGAAATACTTTATACTAATAATATTTTAATGATTTCAATCACTTATGAAGGAACGCATATCAATGAGGGAATTGCCCCACCAACCGTTTAGGATAAATTACTTTAACTCGGCAATATTAAAGAAAACTTTTATTTATATAATGAATTAATGGCAAAATCAATATTAGTAATTAAAATAAATTCATATCTGACAGAAGAAAGTATAAAATATATTAATAAAGAAATCGGAAAAGATTATTTTACTATATTTTTAGAATGCGGTAAAGGAGAAAGAGAATCAGTTAGTTTATTAACTAAAGGTAGAAATACAGCAACGTTAACTAAAAAAATAGAACGATTATTAAATGGAAAAAAATAATTAGTAAAATGCAAGACGAATACGAACACATAAATTTTTGGAATAAATGAGTAAACATAAATATATTGAAACGCCTGAAGTAATGGCACAATTATTTGAGGACTATAAAAACGAGTGCAAAACAAACCCACGTAAAAAACACGTATTTGTCGGTAAAGACGGTACGAGTGATTATGAGTTATTGGAACGACCTTTAACTATTGAAGGTTTTAGAGTTTATTGTTATGATAAAATAGGATGTGTTAAGCAATATTTTGACAATCCTGATAAAAGATATAATGAATATATTACTATCTGTTCGCACATAAGGGAAGTTATAAGACGTGACCAAATAGAAGGCGGTATGGTAGGGCAATACAATCCAAGCATTACACAACGTTTAAATGGCTTAAAAGAAAGCATTGAGCAAACTAATATTGAGCAACCGTTATTCCCTAAAGACTAAATAATGTTTTTTTATTTTATTTATAATTTGTATATTTGAATATGAATGAATATTATGTATATGCTCATATTAATCCTATAACTAAAGTTATTTTTTATATTGGTATAGGTTCAAATCATAGAGTTATTGAAGGCGGAAGGTTAAGAAATAAACAATGGCAAAAAGTAGTTTATGAAGCTGGTGGATTTTTATTTGAATTTTTACATAAAAATATAACTAAAAAAGAAGCTCTTAAATTAGAACAGTGTTTAATAAAAAAATACGGATTAGATAATTTAACAAATATAGTTGGAGAAAATGGTAATAGTACTGCTTTTAAAAAAGGTGGTATCCCTTGGAATAAAGGATTAAAATCTAATTTATCATGTTCATATAAATCAGTTATTTATAATGGAATTAAATATAATTGCGTAAAAGACTTAATTAAATTTTTAAATATTGGTAATACTACTTTTTATAGAAGATTAAATAAAGGAATTTTAAAAATAGAATATGTTTAAACGAACAACAGCAATAGAGAAGATGCTCGCAATGACTAAACGGAAACGTGTTATTCAAGGTGGTACATCTTCAGGTTTATAACCCCTTAGTCTTAGGATTAAGGGGAAAAGGAAAAACATACGGAATTATTCCTATACTGATTGACTATGCTACTAAAAACCCACGTCAAAGAATTACAATAGTAGCGGAATCAATACCAGCCGTTAAAGACGGAGCGGTTAAGATATTTAAAGATATAATGTTTGAAACTAACCGATGGATTGAAAGTCATTGGATAGGTAACCCTATGGAATATACTTTTGCTAATGGCACAATAATTCAATTCAAATCTTTTGATAGTGTCGGTAAAGCAAAGGCAAGCGGTAAACGTGACGTGTTATTTTTAAATGAAGCTAACCATATTAGTTTTGAGATAGCGGATGCCTTAATGATACGTTCAAAGCAAACGTGGATTGATTTTAACCCCGATAATGAATTTTGGGCGCATACCGAAGTAATGCCAGAACACAATGCTGAATTTCTTTTATTGACTTATAAAGATAATGAAGCAATACCGCCTGAAACATTAGAGGACTTACAAATAAAAATTGAGAAAGCTAAAACGTCTGATTATTGGAAAAATTGGTGTCGTGTTTATGTGGATGGCGAAATAGGAAGTTTACAAGGCACAGTATTTGAAAATTGGACACAATGTGATGAAATACCAAAAGATGCAGAATTTATATGTTATGGACTTGATTTTGGTTTCACAAATGATCCAACGGCTTTTGGTTCAGTTTATAGATATAATGGAGAATTATGGTTTGATGAATTAATATATCAAACTAAATTAACAAATTCAGACATTATTGCTAAATTACAAGAATTAGGAGTGCAAAGAAATCAAATGATAGTTGCGGATAGTGCCGAGCCAAAATCAATTGAAGATTTAAGGCGGGCAGGTTTTAGAGTTGAGGGTGCTAAAAAGGGAGCGGATAGTATTCGTAACTCAATAGATACTTTACAGGCGTTTAAATTGAATGTAACGAAGTCTAGCATTAATTTGATAAAGGAGTTAAGGAACTATAAATGGGTAACTGATAAGGACGGTAAACCAACAAGTCAACCTATTGATAATTATAATCATGCTATTGATGGAATGTTAAGATACCCAGCTTTAAACCGACTTAAAAAGTCAACATTCTTTATTCAATAAATGTAAAAAGTAAATAAAATACTATATTATTAAGATGAAAATACCTAAAAGATACGAAGATTTAACAGTTGACCAATTCCAAAAATTAGAGGAATTGAAAACAAATGA